TTCAAAAATAGACAGGCCCAGAAAGAAATCCAGGCCTGTCTGTAGGTTGAGAGATAGTGCGATGCAGAGTTTTCTGAGCTCCAGTGTGTCCTCGAGTCTTATTCCTCTGCAAAGAAAAAACCACTTACCATGTTCTTCACAGCCATTGCGTCAGCCGGTTTAAGCGTCATGAAAAATTCGACGGGAATTCCCGTTGCGCTCGCTGCCATGATCAGCGTGTACTGCAGGTTCAGCTGCGGAACCGCCGCCACCGTTCCGGAATTGGCAAGGACCTTTTCGGCCTTTACCATGTCCGCCGCCTTGATGTCTTCCATTCCCGAAAAGTCAATTTCCGAAATTTCACGGTCCTCAAACTTGTAGACTTTGGAAAGCTTCAGGACGTTTTCTTCCGGCGCCGGTGCTGCGGCTTTCAGCTCTTTCTTTGCATCTTCGATGTTTACTACTTTTTCTTTGCTGCTATCGTTTGCTGCTTCCATTTCTCATCCCTCCGTTAGATCTGGCTTCTGATTTTTTCGAGCAGGTCAACTCCGTTGAGAATGAAACGGAAGTTGAGTTTATCCAGCTCTACAGTTGTCTTGTTGTTGATCTGGATCATGATGTACATGAGTTCCAGTTCGATCGAAGGCTCGCCCTTCTTACCTTTTGTTACCTTGCCGAGCGCCGTCTTTGATGCTTTTCCTCTGACCACGATCTTCACCGGATAGTATCCCGTTTCTCCGGTTGTGGGATCCATGCACTGCATGGATGCGCGCAGCGTCAGCTGCGGCGGCGTGGTAGTGTTCATGAGGCTGAAAAGATCCTCATACAGGACAGCAAAAGGAATCGTCATTTTCATCGACGAGAACTGGCCTGTTACCGGATCCTCGATCTCCCCGAGCACGCCGGCTCCTTCGATCGTGTCCGTCATTGCCTCGAAATCCGGCAGTTCGATTTCACCGGAAATTCCGATCAGCTTTTTTGCCGCGTCGTTATAGACGTTGTAATGATTCAGCAGTTCCGGAATGATGTTGTTATTCATTATGAATTACCTCCCGTCAGTGCGCTGGTGAGCAGCGCAGTATCGTAATCAAGCACGTTGTCGATCTCCTGCGCCGGCGTATATGGCGCGATATGCTGGCGGAAAGTCATCTTTCCGGCCAGGATGTCCGTTGTCGGGTTATCCGCCGAAAGATACTCAATCCGTGCTCCCGCCCACTTGTCCGGTGCATATGCGTTGCACCGGATGTTCTCGGAGTCAACGATATTTTCGACGAGCACGTGGTTCATCGGATCGTCCACCTTTGAGATATAGGACCGGATGAAGTTGTTTCCCTGCCAGTTAAACATGCGGCGCACCGGGAACCAGATATCTTTTGCATCCGTGCTTCCGGGATAGGCTCCTGTGTAATTTCCCCAAAGTCTCCATCCGTCCATGTTGATGGCCGTCGTAACGCCGTAGGTATTCACGGTGCTCGCCTGGTCCTGATCAACTACCACTTCCGTTCCATCCGCAAGGCAGGTACCGGTCATCCCCAGCACCTTGTTGGACGGGGAATTGCTCGGCACGTCGTCGTTCGCTGCGTCAATGTATTCCACCAGCGCGCCCACGATAGCCGAAGCCGCAAAAATCATTTCGCCGACCTTGAACATGGGCCAGAGCGGATAGCAGTACGTTGACGTGTATCCGCTTTCTTCCTTTACGGTCTTGCAGTCGGTGTACTTCTTTGCTTTCGTCGTATCGAGATCCAGAAGTGCCATCGCCTGAAAGACGCCGTTGATCACAGCTGCCTTTGCCATCAGCGCAATGCCGATTTCCGGAATCTGTGACCAGCCGGGCGCGAGGAGAAGTCCGGGCACAACGCCCAGCTTCGGGTATACCTGACGGATCAGCTGCATGCCGGTCTCTTTGCCTGTAGCCGTGTCAACTGCTCCGATGATGTCGTCTTTGGTCACAAGCGTCGGATCGATCACGGTGCCGTCGACTGTAAGTTCTGTTGCCGTGGCGCCTTTTCCGGTCTTCACAAGGTTGATCGTAAGATAGCCGTCCGAATCAAATTCCGTTGTGTAGTCCTCTCCGGATGTCAGTTCCACTTCTCCGCTTTTTACGGAAATTCCGGATGCAAGCACGCCGAAAACCTTCACCGTCGCCTGCAGGGAAGATACGGAAACCGTCTGCTTTTCCATAGCCTTCTTGTGCTTCGTCGGATTCAGGACGTTGATGTAAACCACCGGGCTCACCAGATAAATGTTCGCTGTTGCGTACATCGACTGGCAAAGCGTATAGTTTGCAAAGTCCTTGCAATAACCGAGCGCCTTCATCGCTTCTTCTGCCGAGTTGGCCAGCACAGGAATATTTACGGCGGCCGAAATGTCTTCCGCCATGTTCACCGGAGCTGTCCCGATAACGACCTGCACGGATGAGGAGCCTGTAATCGGCACGCTTAATGCCGTAGCTTCCTCCCGTACAAAAATTCCATGTTTGCTCATGCTTATTTACCTCCATTCTTGATTTCGAGCGCTTTTTTGTAAGCGCTGCAAATACAACCGTTCCCGCTGCGGATCTCTTTCTCCGCCTGCGGGTATTCCCTTACTCCCACAAAAAGATTGGACAGGATCGGATCCTTCCCGATCATTTCTGCAGCGGTTTCCGGGATCTTTGTGTACACCGTATTCTGTATCCCGACTCCAGATATGCTGGGCCCTACATACATAACCGGCTTTCCTTCTGCTTTTGCAGCTGCGGCGCTGTTGCCTGCGCTCGCTGCTGCGGCAGCCGTTTTCTTAGTCATATATCGGCTCCTTTCTGCCTATTTTCGGTACATAAAACTTGATCTGCACTCCGCCGAAGAAAAACGGGTATGTGTCTTCGTCCTGCGTGGCCCACTGCATATCCTGCTGCGCCCGAAAGACTTTTCCCAGTCTCGGCTCCGATGCAAAGCGATCGATCACCCTCTGGATCATGACCATGACCGTCTTGTTTCCCTCGTTTTTTGTATCGTTGTCATAGATCCCGAACAGGATATTGACGGTATCGTCCCACGGACTGTCGTCATCGTCCGTTGATCCTCCGGACAGCTTTACGATGAAATATGGGAAAAACTGGGATTCATCCCCCTCGTCTGCCTGCACGACCGGAAGTGCCTGCGGGTATCCCGTAGCCCCTGAAACCTCTTTCCCGGAAGTGTCCTTTGATATCACGTCTTTGACAATTTCCGCGACTTCTTTTAAGAGCGCGTCCTGTAGCATTTGTGCTGTCATGTTCACCGTCAGATCAATTTCTTGATCTCCTCGTTGATGTGTTTGTGCAGTGCCTGCTGTATCGGTTTCTTCAGACCTCCGGAAATGCCGTGGTTTCCTTTATAGGTCATTTCCAGCATTTTCGGCACCGAGTTTGCCGAAAGTCTCCTGATCGGAAGTCTCGACTTTCCTTTTCTCTGCCAGATATTTTTTGAAAATCCTGCATTTCCACCCCGGCCTCTGAAAGCTTTGATTCCGGATTTCTGCAGTTTTTTCATTCCGGTTTTGACAATATCAGTCGATGCTGCCGATCCTCCTGGTGTTGCCCGGTTCCCTCGGAACTTAAAATCTATGATGCTCAGAGTCTTACCCTTTGAAGTGATCGTCGCGCACAGTTTCCCGGTCGAGGCTTTCTGGGTTTTCATGTTTCTTTTCCATCCGCCCGATTTTACGGTGTAGGATTTATCGGCGCTTGCGGCCATGAGGTTGACGGCATCTTTCGCCGTAGCGTTTATGGCCGCCTTAAATACCTTCGGCGCCTTTCTTTCCATCCCCTTCAGCCGGTTTTCTACGCGCATCAGATCTCTTTTATTGACTTCGTAGGTAATCGTCTGGCTCATCCGCGGTTTGCCTCCAGCGTGATCGAATAAACGCCATCCTCCGAAATTGCGTCCGCGACACGGTACACTCTCTTGTCCATCGTGATGATGCTCCCCTGCTTCGGAAGAGCTCCGAAACAGGAAGCGGAAACATAAATCAGCTTCTGGTTTACATAGATTCCGTCCATGTTCTGATTTATCCGTTTCTCCCGTTCGATCTGTTCGTTGTCGTCGACCTGTACCGGCATTTCAACGCCGTTGATCACGTGGACATCCGAAAATTCCCCGGTATTCAAAAAAGTGTTTGTGATGTCCGCGGACACGCATTCTTTGAATGTCATTTTGTCCCTTTCGCCTTTGCCTTATCCTGGTCCTTCGACAAAACAGCAAATCCCTTTGTCAGCAGCTCTTCCGCCTTTTCGTCCTCTTCCTGAAAAGGATCTCCGGGACGGATTTCCTTTTTGTCTTTCCTGATCAAGCTGTTTGCAATGAGGTTCTTCATCCGATCTTCACCTCCATCGTTACAGCGTCTGCCGCTGCCTCGCTCACAGCAAAGCCGGCTGCTACCTTCGCGGTATCTCCGACCCCGAAGTTGTCATTGGTGGCGTCGTACTTGACGGCCTGTCCCTGCTTGATCGCTGTGCCTGCTGCCTTCGCCACCGTGAAAACACCGGAGATGGCAAGTGTTCCCGTTTCTCCTGCGGCAATGTCGCATGCTGCAATCCCAACGCGCTCATCATTCAGCGATACAACAGCGCCGGCCGCAATGGCGGTATCGGTGCTGTTCGTAAAATCAATCATGTTTCCATTCTGAAAAAACGTTGCTTTCATCGTTTTGCCCTCCTTATTCTGTCGCCAGCTTGACACCCGGATTCTTCACGAATCCGCGGTAATCCATGACGGTGATACCCCAGTCGAGGTAAATGTCCCATACAAAGCCGAGCTGGCCAGAAGCTTCGGATCTCCGGAAGGTCGGCGTTTCCTGACCATTCAGGTAGTCCACTTCGATGCCCATCACATCGCTCTGTGCGCCGGACATAAACCAAGGACAAGTTCCCGTTCCTGCAAGCCCGTTCAGGACTGCATCTTCTGCAACGCGGATCTTTGATTTGTAGAGCGGGTTTGCTGCCTGCTGGTTGTCTGCAGTGTTGATCGTCTGCGATTCAAAGATCGTCTGGAGCAGGAAGCCATACCCTACCGGGACGATGATTGCATCCGGTGCAATCATGATCTGCTCGCCGAACGGATCCTGCTGCAGCTGCAGTTTCTGGATCATAGCCTGGATGGACGCGTTTGTCGGTGCAGATGCAGTTCCCATGAGGTTCTTGTGCTCTGCGTTGAAAAGCGTCTTCCCGTCATAGATCGTTCCGTTTGCGTAAAGGATCCCATAGACAGCCTTATTGATCTGTCTCTTTGCCTTTGCTGCATACATCCCGGGCACTTCGGAAATGAATCCGATGTCGTCGTTGATAAACGCCTGCCGGCTCATGGAGAACTGGCGCCCGTAGGTCTTCAGCTGTCTCTGCGGCAGCGTCTGTTCGTCGTGTGTGTCTGCCTTCAGCTCACCGTTTTCCGGAACCAGCAGAAGATCTCCCACGCCGCCGATCAGATAGTTGTGTCCATCGGTGCGTTTGAAGTCATGCAGCTGTCCTTTGCGGGTAAACATCTGGAACGTTGTCCCTACACTGTTGTAGATATGGACGATCGATTTTTTGATCGCCGTGTCCATGATGGCCGGGAAGGCTGCGGACGGATTGTAGAAATCTCTGCAGATGTTGTCATACAGATCCGAAGGTGCCATGCGAAGCAGGGAACCCATTTCAGCCCCATGCTCTCTCGACTGGCATTCGATGGCGAGGTCTCTCAGGCTGAGACCGCGCATATCTTCGGCTCCGTCTGCCGGATGCTCCGGCGTATATCCGGACCGCATTACGATAGCGTCAGCGGCCGCACTACGGAATTTGTCTCCCTCGTCTCTCTGCACGTGTACGGAAGACGGTGCTCCGTTTTCCACCATGTCGTTCATGATGGCTTCCCGTACCTGATCCACGGTGCTCCCATCACTGATAAACTTGCTCGGATCCGCTCCGAACTGGCGGCAGATTGTGTTGATCTGCACTGTCCGTTCTCTTTCGGCCTTAACTGCTGCAGCGCGTGCCGCACTGGCAGCCTGTTCCTCTTCTGCTGCCACTTCCGGCCGAAGTGTGTTGATCTGTCCCTGCAGATCGTCAAAGTTCCTCTGTTCCTCATCCGTCATGTCCCGGCCTGCTTCACGAGCCGCGGTCACGATCGCCTGCTGTCTTTCGATCAGCAGCTGCATCTGTTTCTTTTTCATTTTTTGGTCCTCCTCTTCATGCGTTTAAGTTGCTATTTATCAGGCTCTCGTAATACGAGAGACGTGAAGCCTCAGCGGGTTTGTCTGCTCTTTGCGGCGGTACCGGCTCGTACTCCCGTCCTACTCCTACGGTCGGATCGGCCGGTACGGAAACGATGGAAATTTCCATCGGCTGCCATTGCTTTGCGATGTAGCACGGCCCGTCAAAGCGTCCGTCTGCCGATTTTGCACCAGCTTCGACGACTTCCCAGTTTGTGACGCTGTAGCAAACCGATACGCCTTTCAGCGTTTCGTTCCGTACCTTGTCGGCGATGATTTTGCTTTGTTCATCTCCGTCAAATTCGATTTCGGCCATCCCGCGGTTGTTTTCGGTCCATACGCGCGTTACTTTCCCGATCACTCTGTCCCTGTCATGATTAAAAAGGACAACGCCTATGGATTCCAGCCTCGAAAGATCCACACAGCCCTCTGTATGGTCCAGAATTTCTTTTCCGTACCATCTGTCGCATGGCTCCTCGCTCGAAAAACTCAGTTCGAATTTGTTTCCCTCTTTTCCGTCTCCGATCGCCCGGATCCCGGCTTCAGAAAACAGATCCCGTCTCCCGATATTTTTATTCTTTTCAGGTTCACTCCGAATCATCGTCATTGGTGTCTTTTTCATTTTTCTTTTCTCCTCCATTTGTTGATCCCGTTGTCCCGCCGCTTGCCGGCGTTCCGATTGTTACGCCTTTTTCCATGGCATATTCCGCCACCTCGGCCATGTCGTTGATCTGCTCTTTCCAGCTCTTTCCCTGCTCCGCCGAAATCTGTTTGAACGTTTTTTCTCCGGATTTCAGTGCGATCTGGTTTGCATCTGCTTCTTTCTTCGGATCGATCCATTTTTTCGGGCTTGCGACCCAGGTGTGGTGCATATAGACTTCTTTTCTGTCCCAGAAGTCCTTGATATCCAATGCCCCGGCCAGTACTGCGGATATGAGGAACGTTTCGTAGATCTCGTCCATCACGTTTTCCTGCAGAATCTCGATATCCTCCTGGTAGGCCAGATCGTCTTCGATCGCTCCCTGCCTTGCCGACGAATATGTAACGCCCGAAAGGTCGCGTGCCGTTGCCTCATAGGAAAGCCCCTGCCCGGCACCGATCATCCGGATCTGCGTCCGTAAAAATTCTGTTGCTTCTGAGGCGCCGGCAGACGGATTTACCGTTTCCACTTCGTCCCCCGCGTTCAGTTCCTGGATCATGCCCGGCGTGATGGTTTTCCCATCGTAGTCGCGCCGCGGCTCTACGGATGTCTGTCCGTTTCTTCCGATTCCGGTCGTCGGGACCATTTTCTTGATAAAAACCGACAGGCAGGCAGCTATCCGCTCTTTCACGGATATTGCCGTCATAAATTCGTTCACGTCTCTAACACGCGGCAATGTCTGGGACATGTCCGAAATCTCGCGCCGCTGTGAAGGTCTCTTTTTCGAGAAATAAAAAATGACGCGCTGTGCGTCATAGTATTTCGGATCTGTTTCTGTCCACCCGTCGACGGAGTATTGCTGGATCCAGTATCCGACAGCCTCTCCGTACTGGTTATACTCGATGCCGTTTACCAGCGTATCCCCTGTCTTTTTTACCTCTGTTGCGCTGACGTACAGTTCGTCGACTTCGATTGCCTGCAGCTTGAACGGAAGCAGCCCGCCCTTTGTATAGCACTTCAGGAACAGGATTCCGCCATCGACCTTCTTTCGTGTAACGGCCATCCGGAGCATCTGGTTCAGTGACTGCGTTTTTGTGACATCGCAGTTTTTCCTTTTCGTCCACTCTCCCCATAGGCTCGTGATTTCTTCGTTCAGTTCGTCGTCCCCGGTACGCGGCTGCAGTGTAAATCCGCGTCCTATGACGTTGCGTTTGTATGCATACAGGACTGCGTTTTCGAGATCGCTGTTCCGTTCAAGGTCCCGCGCGCGCGCCCTGATCACGTCCCGTGATATCCGATCCGTCAGATCGGCGCTTTCGTTGTGCGCTCTCCAGGCGGCGTTCAGCCTCCCGGCATCTGCCGCATCATAACCAGCCCCGCGCTGCAGCTCTTGTAGCTGCAGCCTCCACGCTTCCCGCTCGCAGGCCGCTTTCGGTGATACCCACCCGATCAAAGAGTCGATCCATCCCATAATTTATCTCCTGTCAAAAACAGCCACTGAC